CCTGCGGCTAAATTAGCCTGAGCCATATCATCTGCATAAGGACCTAACTCTAGTTCAGTAGCTTCAGTAGCTCCTGCTAATAGTTCTTTACCATCTCCCTCAAACCCATAAGGGTCTGATTGACTAAGTTGATCTATAGGTGTTTCTAGGTGAACAAATTCTTCTACGCCTTCAGGCATAGGAGTAGGTTCTACAGAAATAGGAACTTTACCTTGTGAAAACAAAATATCTACTAACTGCCCAAAAGCAGCCAATACTTTTACCTTAGTTATCTTTACAGTAACTTTAGATCGTTCTGATTTTCTGTAATCCTCACTATCTTCTGAGGTTCCTCTATAATTTTTGTAAGCTTTAAGCCATCGCTGTTCGTCTGATAGACGACCATCTTCCGATTCTCTATACTTACCTCGTATATACCCTGCTAAACCAGTCATCTCCTTTTGGGTGATGTCTTCCTGTTCGTCAGTGCCTACGAGTTCACCTAAATCAGCCATAATTAATAATCCTTTTTGTCAGCTAAAGCATTGAAATTAGAATCTACTTGACTCTTTTTCATGCCTGATAAGTTACCACCATCTACAGTGGTTTGAGCTCCATGAGATACAGATAACTTATCCCAGCTTTCCTTTTTCATTCTAGTAAGCTTGGATTCGTCTTCTGTGCCTATGTCACCCTGTTTGTAACCTTGCATTAACGGCATCGTTTTTCTCCTTTTGGTTGGTTGTTGATAAATCTAAATTATTCATTTGCTCAATAATATCTTGAGTTTCTTCTAAATCCTTTTCTGCTAAACCTTTTTGTATTTTTTCTAGTCTAGGATTTCGTATTTTATCTGTAAGAATTGTTCCACCATACTCCTCCATAAGTTGTTCAGCATCGGCTCTTCTTCTATCTATATCCGCTTGCTGTTCAGGAACATATTGACTAATTTCTCTTTCGGAAATATTTTCTACTATTTCTCTAGCATCTCCTTCAGCTTCTCTTTTATCTAATTCTTTAACTGTAGGTGTAAAAAGGTCTTGCCTAGCTTGAGATGATCCCATAGCAGAACCTGCAGCAGTAATAAAACGACCTAATTCTTTTGCTTTATTAGAAAACATTTTTCCAAAAGAAACATCTTCAGTAGGTGCGTCTGTAGAACGAATAACATCTACTACTTCATCGACAGACATATCGTCTAGTTTTTGGTTTACTACTTTTTTATTAGCACTGTAGTATTCTGGTAAATCTTCATACAATCTATCTCCATAAATACCTTTTCCAATATTATCAGGGTTTACCATAGCTGTTTCTAAAGTTCCATCTACAGCTAAACCTAAACCTACTTTAGCTGTTTTAGCAAAAACATTAGTTCCTGCTAACATACCAAAACCAGCAATAGCTATATTTTTAATAGCATCTCCACCAAAAGTTTTTCCTGCTGTTTTTGTAGTATCTATAAATGTATCAGCAAATCTTCCTGCTTTCATTTTAGGTTCTTTACCATTCTCATCTAAAAAATCTACTATAGGACCTCTTATAGTATAATCCATTTTATCTGCATCTGTTAATGTCATTATATTACTAGGTAAAGATTCTTTAAATGCAGTACTAAAAAAATTAGTTCTTAAATCAATGCTATAATTTTTTTGTGTAGCTTTAATATCTCCATTATTTTTATATTTTAATTTATTTGAAAAAGGTTTATCAAAATCTACATCTTCAGCATACTCTTTACCTGCTTCATACACTACATTATCTAAAACACCTACTTCTATTAAAGCATCTACATAAGGCTGTAATCTAATTCTATTTAACAAATTGTCTGATTTATTATTAGTAAATTTTTTTGCAATATTATCATCTACTTCTGAAAAAGCAGTTCCTACATGCCTAGCTATAACATTATCTACATCCATAGAATTAATAGGAGCATACTCTTGTTCTAGCAAAACTCCTTGTAATCTTTTAGATACATCTGACATAAATTTATCAGTGTTTATTGTTGCTTGTTTATAATCAAAAGCAATATCTAATTTAAGATTTGGATTATCTTGTATAAATTTATCTATACTTAAAGCCATTCTATCTACTCCATAAGCAGTACGTGCCACGTAATCGTCTGCTACATCTGTAGGAGTAGCTAAATAGTCAAATTGATCCATAAATTTTTTTGCAATAGTATCTACTCTATTGTTATATTCCACAGTCTCTAATAAATCTCTTAAAACATTACCATCTAGTCTTATAGCTGCGGCACCTGTTGTAGTATTTACTCTTTGAGAACTAGGAGAAAATATATAGTTTAATAGTGATTGATTTTTATTCCAGTCAGGAACACCTTTATGATTAAATGGAAGGTAATCTGCAGCATTACGATACCCTACTTCAGTGTTTTCTGTAATTCCTGAAATAATATTATTAATTTCAAAATCAACTTTTTGCATATATTCAGAAGAATTAATTGAATTTAATATACCTTCTATAGTCTGTTTACCTGTATTTAAATCCATAGGTAAATCTACAAGCACCTTAGATTGAGAACCTTTATTTAGTAAAGCAGAAAAAGCATTTTGATCTTTTTGCTGCTGTCTCCAAATTGCAAAATGCCTACTTTCAGGTTTTACTCTTTTAGCTCTACCTCTACCAGATTTAGTTGTACCCCCCTCTACGACAGGAACATTTTTAACTGGGTCTACTGTTTTTGGAAGAGGTGCTCCAGTATCTATGGCTCTTAAAAACTCTTCAGTAGCACCTCCTTGAGGAACAACATTTTGTCTAAACGTTTCATTAGAACCATACACACGTTCTTGTAACGCTGCTTGGTATTCAGAAATTCTTTCTTTAGGAGTTTTTACTTTTACACCCTCTATTGGTGTAGCTAGTTTTTTTCTAGTAGCTATGTTTTTAAGTTCTTCTGTATGATATTCTCTTACTATTTTACTTCTTTGATTAAAATTCCAATAAGAATCAAAATTAGATATATCATCTTCATCTAAAACTAAATCAACTAATTGACTATCAGGAGTATTAGCCCATTTTAAAACTCTTTCATTATAATGTGCTTGCATACCTACACCAGTATGACCTAATATATCCTTAACTAAAACACTTCTTTCTAAAAAATTAGAATTTCCTACTAAACTGGCAACACCCTGTCTAAATAGATAGGATTTTTTAACACGTTGATTTGTGTCAGGGTCTATTCCTTCAAAAAAGCTAGGGTCTATATCATTATATTGTGATTTTACTACTTTATCTAAATAGTCATCAAAATCTCCAGACTGTACAATAGTTTTACTAGTATCTGTTTTAGGATTAACAGCAAATATAAATTTTCCTTTATAAGATTTTTTATCTAATCCTATATCTTTTATTCTTTCTTTTAAGACTTTTGCTAGACTATCAGATAAAGGAACAACTCTTTGTAGGTTTGTTTTATTTAAACCATCTAAATACACTAATTTGTTTTTAAAATCTATATCTTTAGGTCGTAACGCATTAATATCTGATGGTCTAGCCCCTGTATACCATAAAACTTTTGCAAAAGTAGAATACCTTTTCACGCTTTCTGGAGTATACCTAGACTTAGTTAAACCTCCTAAACTTTCTATTAGTTCTTGTGGATTATCCCCTGCATCTCTTACTTTTTTTAAATTTTCTATAAGACCTTTATAATAAGGAGATACTTTTCCTATCTCATAGGTAGGTTCTACTATCTTTAATTCTTTTAAAGCGTCTACCATTAACTTATAATTCGTTTTTGCAGCTCTGTCTGGTAGATTACCAGAACCAGCATTTAAAAAATTATAAGCTTGATATGTTTGCGATTTTGCCATTATTAATACCCAAACACTGGATCATTAGGAACATACTTATCAAACTCTCTAGGCTTTCTAAACCTAGGATGATAGTAAGGACTGTTCACTAATCTTGTCATACACATATACCTCAACGCATCATAAGCATGATCATCTGCTTTTGTATCTACATCCTCTGGATTTGTTTTGCTTAGAGGTAATGTAGGCAGAGTTCTAATTAAATGCTTACAATTATTAAAGATACGTAAACGTGGTTCTTCCATATCATTATCACCTAATCGTTTATGCATCTCTATCTTGCCTGCTAACCTATCTCGGTTAGAAGCCATAAATCTTAAATTCAATCTATTCATAGACTCAGCAATACTAAGCCCATGACCAGTTCTGCTAAAACAGGACTCATCCAAAACAGCAGTCTGGATTGTCGGATCATCATATTCAAGCTCAAGTATTCTTTCAGCTAACTGCTCCCCTGTGAATCCTTTACCATATAGCTCTCTATATATCCAAAGATTACCATCAAAATCGATTGCACCCCAAAGTACACAAGAAGGGCTAGAGTAACCATAGTCTGCAGCCCTAATACGAGACCAAGAACGAGGAATTTCAAAAGGCTCAACCACATGTCTACTCCTATCAAACTCAGCAAACGCTGCACCATCTGTGACATCCCAGTCTCCTTCTAATAATCTTCTACGTTCTACCTCTGGTAGAGAGTTCAACATGGCTTCGTATTCCCCTGAAGCCATCAAATATGGATTGTCCGTTAGTCTTGCTGGGATGAATCTTCGCTGGAAGAGGGGTTTTCCTGCTTTTTCTGCGTTACTAGACCCATAACGTAAGATTCTATTCGTCTCCACATCCCTAGCCCAAAAAGGAGTATTTGACTTGGTAGGGTCAATATACATTTTTTTAATCCACCAACCACCGACTCCACCTGGGTTAGCTGTGCAACGCATGTAAGGTATAATGCTTTGATCCGTTGTACGCAGTCTTGAACGAAGGTATTCCCAAACGTAAGGAGTTGGGTAATGCGTGATTTCATCGATTGCAATCCAGTTAAAACTTTGTCCTTGATATCTTGTAACATCTGTATCTCTATCCAAATATGAAAATAAAATCGTAGCCCCAGATGGAAATATCCATGTCGATTTACTTTCTCTAAAAACGGCTTCTGGGAAAGCCTTTAAATATAATTGCCTACTTTTATCTATAAGCTCTGTCAATTCGCCCAATGTTCTTCTGAGAAGCAACCCTCTATGATTTGGGTTGTGGGCATATCGTAATGCATCTGCAAGTAAGGCGTAGGATTTACCTCCACCTGCTGCACCTCCATAAAGAACATCTCTTTCAGGAGCTGCTAGGAACTCAGTCTGAGGACCCTGATTCGGATTGAACGCAACTTCCCTGTCCGCAACAAGTTCCTTCACCGCAGTTGGTGCATCCGCAAGGACATCCTCCGTTATCGCACCCTTTCCCTGAAGACCCTTGTCCAGTGTCTTGAACTTCTCTATCTTCTCTTTCTTTAATTGCTTCTGCCTCTTTACTTGGTTCGTATGCTTCTTTATCTTCTTATCTCTATAGCGAATCTGTGCCATAGTAGCTCTGCGAGCTTTTTCTTTTGCTGAGAGATTATATCTACCTTTCTCTCCTGCCTTTAGCTTAGGTCTTCCTTTTTTCTTACCCTCTGACAATTTCAGCCTCAACATCTGATAAATCTATAGCTTCTGCTTTCTTAGCAGGTAGCAATACAACAGCATGTACATGTTTGTTCTCTGATACAATTTCCTGTCGTTTAGATATACCGCATCTATCCAAGATGTCTGTTGCTGCTTCAAATCGTAGTTTCTGTCTGGCGATAGGTTCATCGTTACCACCAGATAGTGCATCTTTTATTTGTCCTACTGCATTGGCTGTTGTCGTTGCTAACAACTCTTTTGCTCTTTCTATTATGTGAGGTCGCATAGCCTTTGACACTGAAGACCTAGAGGTCTCTGAATAGCCTGCATGTAATAGACTTTGGGTTATGTTCCCAAAGGTTTTCTCACCCTCTGCAAAGTATGCGTCTAAGAAACCTTGTTGTTTCTCGGTGAGTTCTTTCGATTTTTTCTTTTCAGGTAGTAGCATTAGGACTTTACAGTAACCTCATGTTCTACACCTCTGTATCTGCCTAGTCTATAACTTATATGTGTAATCTGTTTTTTAGGGTAAGCAATACCTCTGTATTTCTTTTCAAGACTTCTCTCTATAGGAAACATAGGGTATGTAATTACTTTTGTGTTTGTTCTGTGTTCTGTTAACATTTCCATCTTCTCCTTGCTTGTCTAATCCTTGAATTAGGGTTATTTCTTGTCTTGGCTGAACTTCTTTTCAGTTGTCCTAGCGATCTTGCACAATAAGACTTACGTCTCTTAGCAGCTTTGCTGCCCTTCTTCACCTTACCAGTCACTGCTGTTTTCAGTTTAGAACCAGGATTTTTCTTCCTGTAGGCTTTTACGCCCTTCTTCGTCATTCCAGCACCCTTCTTAGTGGGTCTGTAGTTTCCACCTTTACCAGTGGTTCTTCTGATAGGTTTGGCTTTTTTTCTTTTAGCCGCCATTAGTCCATAGGGTCTGGCATACGAGGATTAGGAACTCCTCCACCATATCTTTTATTTTCTGTAGTGTATAATTTAGTTCCTCCACCATACATCATTTTTTTCCTATTAGAACATACATTACCGCCATGACCCATATTCTTAGCTGTCTTAGCTGCTCTAGCAAAATTAGCTTCAGTAGGTGCACCTTTAGCACCTTTCTTTCTCATCTTCTCACCAGAACCTGCTGCTATTCTTTTACGTTTTTTGTGTATGTTTTCATATAATGACATTTTAATTCCTTTTGTTTTGCCTAGATGAAGGTGGGGGGTAAGAAAAACATTGCATTTTCCTACAAGGCTTGCAAGCACTTATGTGGTCGGTTTTGCCTACTTGGGCATACCCCCCTAGTGACCCCCTTCATACTCCTTATTATACTCTATATATAGGCTTTTGTCAAATAAAAAAAAATTTTCTTGACAAGTTCGTTATCTGGGTGTACAATAGGATTAGTCCGCCAGGGCTAATATATATATAGTATAGGTGTAGGCAATTAATCCCCTCAGATATCCTCTGGGGGTTTTTTATGTCCAATATAAAGGTAGGCAAAACTACTTGCGAATGGTTCTCAACCAACTAAAAAATAATAAAAATCTGTCATCTGTGTATACGCAAGTGTGGTAGGGGGGTAGTGTCGCATGCGTACCCCTAAAACCGCAGGATACTGCCATTTCTGATGATGATATTTTGATAAAAACTTTCGTAGTATGCATTGGTTCTTTAAACCTTTTAAAAATAGCCAATCTTTTTTTGCCTAAATAGCTCTTGTTTTGCCTATTGTGTGAAATACCTTGTTTTGTGTGTGCGTGTGTGTGTGTGTGCGAACTTGGTCTGACAATCAGTTAATATTTTTGGTGGTGTATTGGGGGCACTGGGGCGTGTCCTTTCAAACATAATCTAAAGGGTACTGGGCAACATATCCTTAAATAAACAACAAGATACCTATTAAACTGGCATAGAAAAACCCCACCGAATAATTAAACTCGATGGGGTTAGGGGAGGAAGTCCTCAAGTAGGCAATTATTCTATTACATGAATAGATTTAATGCTGTCTACTATGTCTCTAGGTTTATCAATAGTTTTTACGATATCGTTTCTTATAACTTCAATACTGGTGAATAGTCCAGTTTCAGAGTTATAGACCTTTCCATTATGTGTAAAATCCCAAGATATTCTAGGCAATACATCCTCAATAGATAAAGTTGTACTTTCACAACCGCCACTATCACCGCATTTAAGTAATAAAGCTCTACCAACAATTACGCCATGATGTCCGAATGGTAAATCAGAGACCTTAAAAAACCTTTGGTCTCTTTTCAACAATCCCTCTTCATCAACCCATAAATCATTAACATCACCAAAGCT